TACAACACTATCATAACCAGGATACATACTGTGTAGTTAGAGACAAACCCGGAGGAAGAGCAAGTAGACAACAACGTTTTCGTGACATACTGCCACTCATACGCGGAGCACGTAAGGTGATTACACATCACAGTATGGCAGCAGTTGAAGCACTGTGTTTAGGCAAGCCAATTGAAATACTAGGAGAGAGTGCAGTACAACATTGGCAAAATCAAACAAACTTTGATAGACAGGAAATGTTAGAACACATTGCACACAGTCAATTTAACAGAGATGAATTTACAGACGGTACTGCTTGGAGAATAACAATGCAGTATCAACAAACAGAATAGCCTTAGGATCGATTCGAAGGCTAGGGAGGGAACTGCCTTAGAACCAAGTTATCGCTACCCTGGTTTTAAAAGTGCCATTAACACAAGAGTATACATATGTCTAATATAATGTTACATCCAGATCCATGGGGAGGTATTAGTACCAACTGTACGATTAACAATATGGAATGGTTGCAGGAACTTGGCAAGCACACCTGGTGTGACTTATGGCTTCAGTGGCCGTTAATAAACAATAAAAATTTACCGCAAGGGTATAACTTTTACGTGGTTAGTTTTCATTTAGAAGCAGTTGATCTAAAATGGCTATGGGATCAATCAAGTAAAATTGATTCACCCATAATTGTACTGTCTGACAGTGATCATTATGATTCTCCTCTTCCTGCCAACGTAACAATGCACAAATTTTACTGGTGGCATCAACAGGTAGAATGTATAAAACAATGGTATCCTAAACCTGTTGATAAAAATATTTCATATCAATTTAGTGCAATATGCAATCGAATTACACAAAGTAAACTGTTGGTTACTACTGCAATACTAGAACAGAGCACCAATAGTATTATGAAGTTGTCAACATGGAAAGGTCCTGACGCTGATATTAAAACAGGCAATGCAAAGTTAGATCAACTACACGATATCTTTTATTCCAAGTGGTATGGACAAACAATTGACTTAGACGATACCAACACTGTTTTTAAAAATGATCAACGATATACTTCAAATCCATGGACTGATGTATATCAAAAATGTGCATTACATTTTACAAATGAAAGTTTTCACTATAGTTATATGCAAGATGAAATTGGACACTATACCTATCCCGGACCTTTTATCACAGAGAAAACACTAAAATGTCTTGCAGGAGCAACTGGATTTATTCCTGTTGGACAATTTGAAACTTATAAAGCATTAACAGATGTCGGCTTTGAGTTTGATTATAGATTTAATACTGACTTTGATAACGACAAAGGTAATATAACAAGACTCGAAAGTGTAGTAAACTTGATTGAAGAACTGTCTAGCATGAGTGCTCAAGACATATTTCTTACAACAGAAGAAAGCAGTAAGCACAATCAAGAACACATTTATTCAAACAAGTTTTTTGACACTTGTGTTGCCCATAATCTAAATATCATTAATAAAATACTTGACAATAACCAATAAACATACTATAATATGTTATACAAAGGAGTATTTACATGACAACCCAATTTGACCCAGACCAAAAAGCAAAACTAACACAGATCATTAACGAAGGCATGACTGTGATGAGTGAAGTAGAAGCACTTAACGAAGGACTCAGTGATACTGTGAAAGCAATTGCAGAAGAATGCAATATCAAACCAAGTGTGCTTAAAAAAGCAATACGTATTGCACACAAAGCAAGTTACACTGCAGAAAAAGAAGATCAAGAACTTCTTGAAGAAATATTAACAACTGCAGGACGGACACTTTAATTGAGTTATGTTGATGCACTATTTGATAGAGAAAAAGATCGCATTCATGTTGTAGAACGTGTAGATGGTGAAAGGGTATATCGTGAGTACCCTGCTACCTACTGTTTTTATTATGCTGATCCTAAAGGCAAGTACAAAAGTATCTATGGCAACCCTGTGAGTAGATTCTCAACACGCAATAACAAGGAGTTCCGCAAGGAACTCCGTATGCAATCAGGAAAAGAAATATTTGAATCAGATATCAATCCAGTTTTTAGGTGTTTTGAAGAAAACTACAAAGATCAAAATGCACCAACATTACAAACTGCCTTCTTTGATATTGAGACTGATTTTGATCCTGTGCGAGGCTATAGTAGTGTAGCAGATCCATTTAATCCTGTTACTGCTATCAGTGTGTATCTACAGTGGATGGAGCAGTTGGTAACACTGGTACTGCCTCCTAAGACACTGAGTTGGGATACTGCACAAGAGATATGCAACAAGTTTCCTAACACAATGTTATTTGAACGTGAAGAAGATCTTATAACCACATTCTTTGATTTAATTGAAGATGCAGACATCATAAGTGGCTGGAATAGTGAGGGTTATGATATACCCTATCTTGTAAACAGAACTGCAAAAATACTAAGCAAGGATGATACAAGACGTTTTTGCTTGTGGGGGCAACTGCCTAAGAAACGTATGTTTGAACGTTTTGGATCAGAGAACATCACGTTTGATACTATCGGCAGAGTTCATATGGATTATATGCAACTGTATAGAAAGTACACATATGAAGAGCGTCACAGTTACAGTTTAGATGCTATTGGTGAACATGAACTTGATGAGAAGAAAACTGCTTATGAAGGTACATTGGATCAACTGTACAATCAAAACTTTGAAACATTTATAGAGTATTCAAGACAAGATACTGCATTACTAGACAAATTAGATAAGAAACTGCGTTTCATTGCACTTGCGAACGAACTAGCACATGCAAATACTGTGTTGCTACAAACAACAATGGGTGCTGTTGCAGTTATAGAGCAAGCAATCATTAACGAAGCACATGAACAAGGCCTGGTTGTTCCTAATAGAAAACAACGCCTTACAGACGATGATACACAAGCGGCTGGTGCTTATGTTGCATATCCTAAAAAAGGTATACACGAATGGATTGGTGCTATTGACATCAACAGTTTGTATCCAAGTGCTATTAGAGCTTTGAATATGGCTCAGGAAACCATAGTAGGACAACTGCGTCCTATAATGACCAACAACTATATAAAAAACAAAATTAATAACAAGAGCTCGTTTGCTATGGCTTGGGAAGGATTGTTCGGCACACTTGAATACACCGCAGTTATGAAACAGGAACGTGGTACTGAGATTACAATTGACTGGGAGAACGGCGAAGAGAGTGTACACAGTGCCGCAGAATTATGGAAGATAATATTTGATAGCAACCAACCTTGGATGCTAAGTGCAAACGGCACCATTTTTACATATGAAAAAGAAGGTGTTGTTCCTGGATTGCTTAAACGTTGGTACAGTGAACGTCAAGAAATACAAGCAAAACTTAAACAAGCAACTGATCCTGATGAACGTGAGTTTTTAGACAAACGACAGTTGGTTAAGAAGATTAATTTGAACAGTTTGTATGGTGCTATTCTTAATCCAGGATGTAGATTCTTTGATAAACGTATTGGTCAATCAACTACACTTACAGGTAGAGCAATTGCATTTCACATGGATAGTTTTGTTAACGAAGCAATTACCGGCAAGTATGATCACATAGGTGATGCAGTAATTTATGGTGACACAGACAGTGTGTACTTTAGTGCATATCCAATACTCAAACAGGATATTGATGCAGGTAATATGGAATGGAACAAAGAAATTTGTATACAACTTTATGATGTTATAAGTGATCAACTTAACGACAGTTGGCCTGCATTTATGGAACAGGCATTTCATGTGCCAAGAGACAACGGACTTATTATCAAAGGTGGCAGAGAAAGTATTTCTGATAGAGGATTGTTTATCACAAAGAAACGTTATGCAATCAATATCTTTGACAATGAAGGCAAACGTCTTGATGTTGCAGGCAAACAAGGCAAGATCAAAGCAATGGGCTTAGACTTAAAACGTAGTGATACGCCTAAGGTAATACAGGACTTTTTGATGACACTACTGGTCGAAGTGCTTGCTGGTGCTGGTCGAGAAAAGATTATAGACATGATCAAAGCATTTAAGATTGAGTTCAAGGAACGCCCTGCTTGGGAAAAAGGATCGCCTAAACGTGTTAACAATCTTACAATGTATGGCAAACGTGAAGAACAAGAAGGCAGAGCAAACATGCCTGGACATGTTAGAGCCGCACTTAATTGGAACAGCATGAAGAAGATGAATTCAGACAACTACAGTCAAAGCATTGTAGATGGCATGAAAACTATTGTTTGCAAACTAAAATCTAATCCACTAAACTGGACATCAATTGGCTATCCAACAGATGAGATGCACTTGCCACAGTGGTTTAAAGAACTGCCATTTGACGATGCACTAATGGAAGCAACTGTTGTGGATCAAAAAATAGATAACTTGTTACATGTTCTTGATTGGAACCTAGCAAGCGAAACAGATACAACCAACACCTTTAACGCACTATTTGAGTTTGAATAATGAAATTAAAAGATATTGTAATTTATCGTAACCAACTTGAAGAGATTACAAGTGGAGACGAAAGCATCAAAGAAGAACTTTTCAAAAACTTGAACAAGTTCAATACTACTCTTAACCTGTCTAATACACAAATAGACAACCTAAAGCCCAGTATGTTTGAAAAACAAACAAACATATTGAAAAATTTATATGGGTTGTACAATGATCTAAATAGTTTCAAAGATAGTTTAGAATCAATGATAACAGACATCGAAACAAGTTACTATAAAAAAAGCCAAGAAGTGTATATCAAAGACATGAAAAAATCAATGCAACTTAAAGAGATAGAATACGAACACTATCACTTGTTTGGAGGCAAAGGACTTTCTGTTGAGGAAGGGCATGAATCTAAAGAAAAATTCTTAGGCACTATGTTAAAGTATGTTAGTTTTGAATGGCCAGGTTTAGAGATTGGTCCTGTAAACGGCGAACTTACCAACCAATTAGTGAGTCTTGATCCATTGTATCTAGCCGATAACAATAACAATGAATTTACTACAATTAAAAAACAGTTCAATCAACTCTATCAAAAACGACTAAGGTACTATACATTTGATGACAGTCTAGAAGAACCATTGCACGAGTTACCGCAACAACAGCTTGGTTTAATAGTAGCAGTTGACTGGTTTAATTTCAAACCTCAACAGATAACAGAACGGTATTTGAAGAATGCATTTGATATACTACGTCCTGGCGGAGTTATAGTTTTTACATATAACAACTGTAATTATCCAAAAGCCATTGACAAAGTAGACGAAATGTACTATACTTACACTAATGGAAATACACTAAAGCAATTCTGTAAATCAATCGGGTATGAAATAATTTCTAGCTACGATGGTGAAAAAGAAATAGGATGGTGTGCTAGTTGGCTAGAGTTACAAAAACCTGGAGAACTAACAAGCCTAAGAGGTGGACAAAATCTTGGCGCAATTAATCGTTTATAAACTTGGAGATGAAATATGAGAGACTACTTACTAGACTTAGTTGAACACAGCTATGACTTAGGTTGCATTGACCTAATTAAGATTACAGGCACAGATACTGAAACATCTGTTGATGGTCTTGCAGAAGATAAGAGTGTTGTGTTACAAGCAAAGTTTCACGCACCTGTTGCAGACTATATAGGTACATTTGGTATGCCCAACTTGGCAAAACTTAAGATACTGCTTAACATTGGCGAGTATAAAGAGAACGCAGAGATATCAGTAAAGCGTCAAGAACGCAACGGTGAGAACGCACCAGTTGGATTGCATTTTAAGAATGCC